GTTGCGGACTATGGTGTCACGTTTGCCGACGTGCACTACGGCTCGCCCCTCTGCGAAGCAGCGGAGGACTGGTCTACCGAGCCCGTCTTGGTGTCCGCAGATGCCTAAGCTGACACAGGCTGACGAAGGGGCGCGAGAGCAAACAAAGCACACATCGCGCCGCATGGCGCGACCGCCCACAAGCAAACAAAGCACCCAAGCGCGACAGCGCTCCCACGTCAGCCTTAACATTTTTAAAAGTTCTTTGACAATTTTCCATTTGACTTCTAAGTGAAGAAGTTGTAATTTTGTCACGTGTTTGTAACAACAACATTGGTTGTTGCGTCAAGAGCCCTCCGCTGGTCTTCGTGTCCCTTTGGTTGGTGGCAATGCTAACAATGGTGACAATGCTGGTCTTGAGTACCTCAATGCGAACAATGGTGTCACGATTGCCAATGTGAACTACGGCTCGCCCCTCAACAATTTCCAAGATAAAGTCGCAAGGCTTTATTCCAAGACACCCGAAAGACGCAAGACCACACCCCAAGGTGAAAGACATCTCCAAGTAATGAGTATTGGTAGGCATAGCAGCCGAACATAGTAGTTACAGGGAAACCGCAGACACACATGACACAATATTGAGAACCACAAAACCGAAGTACAACATCATCACTCCAAGCCATGAATCGCATAGGCAATGTCGCTCCAATCATAGCGACAGAAGATAACTACCATAACGCTTTCGTGGGTTTTAGAAAAGGCAAGAAACGCAGTGACATCACACGTTTTGAGCAAGACCTTGACGCGAACTTACGCAAGCTGATGCGAGACTTCCTCGAAGGTAGCTATCAGCCGGGCGATTACAAGCCCAAAGAAGTATTTGAACCGAAGAGACGCATCGTACAACGTACCGATGTGACTAATCATGTCGCTCAATGGGCGGCAGTCCTTCCGATAGAGCGTTGGCTTATGGACAGCTTTTATTTCCGCTCTCCGTCTTGCGTACCCAAGCGTGGCACTCACTGCTACGTACACCAAGAGATGCGAGAACTTAGGAAATACTCGCAAGATGAATTGTACTACTTCGTGCAGCTCGACATTCACCACTACTTCCTCAACATCAACCATGCGATGATGAAAGAGCGCATCCGTGAGAAAATCAAAGATGCGCTGTTGCTGAAATTCCTCGACACGTTCATTGACAGCTATCCTCAAGGCTTGGTCTTGGGTGTTAAGCTTGCGCAACTGCTGTCGGGTATGTATCTCGCACCCTTCGACCGCATGGCTCTGCATTGTTTCGGTCTCGATACTGACCGCGAGAAGTTCCGTTATTGGCAGCAGCGTTACGTCACTGACTGCTTGGTAACGTGTCGCTCTCGCTCTCAAGCCGAGGAACTCGCCAAAGGTGTTGACTACCTCAACCGCAAGTTTGAACGATACGTCAACGAAGGCTTGCGGCATTACAGCCGTTTTGCCGACAACATCGTTATCAAGCACCGAGATAAGACGTTTCTGCATCTGATGGTTGAGTTGTCGCTGATGATACTTACTCGCGACTTCCTGTTACCGATAAATCGTAGCTACAATGTGCGCCCCACATGGATGGGCAATGACATTTGTGGCTACGTCTTTTATCATGACCACACATCCGTCAGAAAGCGCAATAAGAAGTCGCTGTGCAAGCAAGTCAAGATGTTGCAGCGCAAAGGGTATGACAACGAGTATATCCGTAGGAAATGCTCATCACGCATCGGCTTTGCATCTCATGCTAACAGCAAGCACTTACTTCAATCACTTAATATCAACATGGAACAGCGTCTTGGAGCTAAAATCAAGCGCAGACGCCTTCACGTACCCTTCGAGGGCATGGAATACTCGCAGAAGAGAGCCATTGCCGACATCGTGTGCTGCGAAGGCGAAAGCGAAGAACAAAAGCTCATACTCTTGCTTGACTACAAGATTGACAATTCTGTTATCGAGCAAGGTGAGGATGGCAATCCACGATTACGCATAGCTTTGCGCTATCGAACTATTGACAGCATCGAGCAGCGAGGCGATGAACCTATCTACCATTGGAGCGAGCAAGAATATTTCACGTATTCGGGTTCTCGCATCATGATAGACCAAGCGACATCGGACTTCAGCCGTGAGGACTTGCCCTCGGTCACTGTCATTAGGGAATGTCAGAACAAGTTCAAGAAGAAATTTTACAAGTTCACTTGACACTCGATGCGGCTGTAACTATCCGCTGAGTGTCACAAAAAACACAAAGCGATATGTACACAGCTTATTATCCGGAACGCAAGACGTTCCTGCGCTACGACAGCGCACGTGTGATGGTCTACCTCAACGAAGAGGTCATCGAAGATTACTTGCCCGAAAACGCTCCCGAAGGGCAAGAGCCATACACAGCCTATGCCTACACAGGCACGGAGAAGGATGGCGGCACACTCATCGAGGCAACAGAGATAGACCGCGATGCGATGGTCAATGGCATCATCCGCTCTGCTTACACACAATCAGCCGAAGACGCAATCAAGACACATCAAATCATACGCTTGAGCCAGCCCGACAGCGACAAAGCTGAGGACTACGCCAAGGAATGGCAAGACTTCAACGCCTTCCGCCAACAAGCTATTGATTGGGTGGATAAGGTCTTAGGCTAATGCGCTGAAACTCTATGAGAAATGGCACTCGTCACTCAGGCGGGTGTCATTTCGTTGTTTTTATAACTATCTATAAAACAAGCATTTGGCAAGTTTGCCAATTTTGATAATTTCTCGAAAAATGATAAAAAGGCGAACAAAGGTGTATTTTTGGAGATAATGATTATTAATCCTCAAAAAACTATTGTATGACAACTGTATCGTTACAAGACGTTAGCAGATGGTTGTTTGCAGCACTTGGAGCCGTTTGGGCGGTTCTCTATCCAACGCTGCCATACTTCCTAATCTGCACTTTTATGATTTTCGCCGATTGCTACACCGCGTGGTCTCTATCAAGACGAGCACGTAAGGTGCATCCCGACAAGGTTTCGGAGGACGGCAAAAAGTTTAAATCTAAACATTTCGGCGTTGTGATTTCGACCATCATCAAGGCATATTTTCTGATTGTGATGGCGTATTTCATCCAAATCTATATTACTGATAGTATCCCAATCGAGCTTACCAAGGTGGCAGCGGGTGCAATTTGCTTTTGGCAATTGTGGTCAATCCTTGAAAATGAAAGTTCCTGTAATGATGCCAAATGGGCAAAAGTCTTACAGAAGATACTCGTAGACAAAACTTCACGACATTTCGATATTGATTTATCTGACTTAACATCTGACGATAAGAATAATGGCTAAACTTGACGAACTCATTCCCTTCTTCCTGTTCATGGAGGCTGGCGGCGCAAAGAGTTGCAAAATCTACAAGACTATCAACGGCAAAGAGGTGTACCTTCGCTACGATCCGACACGCATAGACTGCCAACAGCAGTACTACGAGTGCAAGACTAATGGTACAGTCAACGACCCCGATGATACCGGAGGCTTGACTGTCTGCGGTGTGACTTATGCCACGTATGCTGCCTACTGCAACAAGAAGAACAAGGTGGCAACAATCGCCGGCATCAAGAACTTGTCTTACACCGACTGGTACAACATCTTCAAGACGATGTATTGGGATAAGTGGAAGGCTGATGAGATAGAGAACCAAGCGATTGCCAACTTGCTCGTAGATTGGGCATGGCTCTCAGGCACAACAGGTATCAAGAGACCGCAGCGCATTCTTGGCGTGAAAGTCGATGGTATCGTTGGAGCCAAGACAATAGCAGCAGTCAATTCATACGATGCTGCAGCACTATTCGACTCACTCCATGCCGACCGGCTAAAGCACTTCGACGAGATTGTTGCGAAGTCTGCATCTCAGGCGAAGTTCCTCAAAGGTTGGAAACGCAGAGTAAACGCTATTACAATTGACGGATTCAAATACGTATAAACCATGGCACTATCATCTCATTTTTGGCGTAAGATATTCAGGCTGGTGTGTATCATCCTCGCCTGTCTTGCTGTCGGATTAGCTCTCGGCTACTACAACGGGCGTAAGTCTGTCACAGCCGAATACCGCACAGTCACAGACACTATCACCTATGTTGATACGGTCAAATATTTCAAACCTATTCCTAAAGAGGTACGCATCGCTCGTTACGAGACGGCAAAATTGCCGACTGCGACCTCTGGTAGGGAAGTTAACTTCTCGACCAATAATGATACGATACAAGCATCCGATAGCGTTTCTGTCATCGTTCCGATAACCCAATCCGTGTATCAAGATAGCACATACACTGCATGGATCAGCGGTTATCATGCACAACTTGACAGTATATATGTGTTGAACCAACGCGATGTTATTACGATTAAAGAATACCGACCTCCCAACCGTTGGCACGTTGGGGTGGCTGCAGGTTACGGATACACTCCAAGGGGATTTCAGCCTTGGATTGGTATTGGGTTAACTTATTCCATCCTAAGTTTTTAGTTTTCTATCTTTTATGGTAAGGTTAAGTTTATGTCTTAAGGTCTCGTAGTGATTACGAAGCCTTTTTTTATTTTCGAGTGAACTAAACGCAAAGTCGTTAGTAACAGTACATGGAGCACCGGTGATGAAGCCAGTGATGATGTGTGGTGCTCTAAGGGTGTCGTGAGACATCCTTTTTTTTCGCCATGCCGTAGTGTAAGTGGTAGCGGTCAAGCATCGTGTCAATCTCGGCAACGGAAACAACTCCGAGTCGACGCATCTGCTTCACCTCATCGCGGCTATGCTGCAACAAATCGCCCAAAGTCCTGACACCTGAACGCTCAAGCGAGCATAATGTGCGAATGTTGAGATCAAAACTGATTAGGCTCTGCGCAAATAGTTTCTGGAGATGATATTTCATCTCGTTATACTTCTCATCGAAGTAATCGTGGGTGTTTGAAGTCGGTTCTACTATCATAAGAGAGAGATTAAAAAAGCGAGGGGAACCACCCCCTCGCAAAGTCAAACCAATAAAAGTTTCAATATGGTGGTTGCAACTGATATTGATAGCACAAAGATAGGGAATTATTTGCAAATTTCCCTATATTTCCCAAAAATTTCCCTATCCTTTTAAGTTGTCAAGCACCTTACGCACTGCTTTTGTAGCCATATCAGGAGTGACGCTGATATAGCTGTAGAGACTCGTGCCTCCTTTGTCCACTCGGTGTCCAAGGATGAAGTCAATGATGTTCGTTGATATTTCTAGCGTGAATGCGTGTTGACTGAAAGATTTGCGAGCTGAGTAGAAGATGAGGTTCTTGATGCCTGTGGCTTTTGCGAGCTTTGCCATATTGCGCGTTAGAAACTCGTGATAGCAAGTCTTGCGTTGAGATGGTGTAGCCACGATGTAACCATCATCGTCCTTATACTTTTCGATAATCACCTTAGCTTCATCTGGAATTTTGAACTCCACAAACTTGTTGAGTTTGGGACGGCTCTTTGTCTTTTCGCGGACGTAGTGAATTGTGTCTGTTTGCTCGTTGAAGTTGATTGAGAGCAAATCAATTATGTTGATGCCACCGAGGTAGTACGACAGCATGAAGAAGTCGCGACACTTTTGCAAGATCCTGTTGTCTATCTTGATGTCGCGAATGGCTCTCACCTCATCCACTGTCAGCCACGAATCACGGGCTTCCATTTTGGGAAGGTCGTAACCGAAAAAGGGATTGACGCGCCACTGCACATATCCGCATCGTGATGCGTAGTTAGTTAAAACCATGAAGAACACGAGATAGTTGCGCACCGTTGTTGGCTTGAACTTGCGAGAGCGGAGATACTTGTCAAGACCGAGTATAGTGGCGTGATTGACATTCTCCATAAGGAGGTTGCTATTGATGTAGCCTGAGAGTGCGTTCCATATCACCATGTATGATTTGAGGGTGCCTGGCGTGATGTGCGCGTTATTGATGTACTCCTCATAGATAGATTGACAAGTGCGATGCTTGTACTGGTTGGCGTTCTTAATTTGATACACTAGCTCGGCACAAGTTAAGCCATTGGTGTAGGCTAACTCGTCGATAGCCTGTTGGTATTTTTGCATCTCGGAGCGGAGCAGCGTATTCTTCATTGCTGCGTCAGGACGTTTCACGATTTGTCCGTTCTTGAATTCCTTGGTTGAATCAATGATTATTGATGTGACGATGTAGCGAGTTTCTCCATTGTGTGCTACTGAAATTCTAACCTTGTGCTTGCCACCTTTGAGAGCCTTGGCAGGCACGATAACTGCGTTCAAAGTTGCCATAATTTTCGACAATAATTCGGAAATGTTTAAAGGTTTTTTGGTCAATATTCCGATTGTCGGATACCGTCATATATGACCTAAATTTAAACTTGTTACTAACGAATCCTATTGAAGTTCAGTTATTTCAGGCTTTTAAGGCTTATTTTGCCACAGAATTACTAAAAAAAATAGAGCCCTCCCTAAATTTTGTGCTAAAATTGCAGTTATTAACGCTAAATATAAGTAGCGTGGCTCTCAGACGCTATTTTATGAGTAGTGAATCTAATATTTG